ACGCTCTTTTTCGAGACGACGGATGTGCTTGTCTGTCAGTCCTCGTTCCCGTGCGTTGGCGATCATGCTGTTATAATCGTCGCGTATTGTTCGAATCATTTCTTTCGGGTCTTCAGTTCCAAACATTTTCCGAAGAGACAATCGAGACGCTACGTCGTCGTGAGCGGAGTGCATCACGCCATATAAGTCGTCACGTAATAGACCTAACGTAATAGCCCGCCGCCGCTCTTCGTTAGATAGGATGATCTTTCGTGTCTTTGCGCGACCTGACTCGAAGACTTCGGACTCTAAGATGCCTCGCGGGATTTTGTCTTGTTTACCCAGACGGTCCACAAGGTCTTCGACGTACATATGGACAGGTAGTTTCTTTTCAGTTCGACGTAATTGCTTCTTTGCGCGTTTAACACCACGTCGTTCCTTACGAGCGACCTTACTGGCTTCCGCTCGTAGCTTTCGTATATCAGTTCGCAATTGACGGATGCGCTTCACGGCACCATCAGCTGCCACGACAGCTTCGTTTAGTCTGTCGATGCGTGGGTTCAGCCGCTCTAATCGACGGTCAATCTTATTGCCTTCGCGAGCAAGGTTACGCTGCCTTTCTTTAAGACGCTCAAGGACGCGAGAATACACTGGCTTGCTGGCAGCTTCGATAACAGTCGCATCGAGAGCGTCGTCATTTACTCTAGCAAGGGTCTCATCGAGTTCCGTCAGCATAGTTCGGGCGGAATCAATATCAGCTACTGGTGCGCCGCCCGGTTCTGCGTTGAGTTCATCGAGTAGGTCTTCGGCGTCTTTAACCTGACCCTGACGTTCACGGTTGTACTTTCGTCGCCATTTACCCGTGTCATGGAATTCGTTTAGGCGAGCTTTTTGTTCTTCTTCAAGGCGTCTGATCTCAGTGTCAATTTGTTGCTTTTCGTTTGCTACCTTCTGACGATTAGCAACGGCACGTTCTCTTTCGGCCTGACGATACTGCAACGTCTTCTTAGCTTCTTCGACAGCGGCTTTCCGATATTCCGTCTCGGAGCGTCGTAGGTCACTGCCATATCTCATCGCACGACGGCGGGCATCTTCGTACTGCGCTTCAGCCATCTTTAACTCTAGCTCAGACTGCAACACCTGACGGTCGAAAGTGTCGCCAGACCATGTCTCAAGGATTTCGTTTTTCTGATCGGCACCGCGCTCGATGCTGTAGACCTCATCGCCAATCTTGATTTCTTCACGACCTAGCTTCTCGAATTGCTCGATAGTTATACCGAACTGTTCTTCGAGGAACTCGTCAGACGGCTTGCCGAGAAACTTCTCCATAAAGAACTGAACAGCGTCGGCACGTTTGGTTCCCCGCATTGCCCGTGGGTTCCACAATTGTGCGATGCCGTACTCACGTCCCATGCGTTGGTCCTCTCGGATCATGCCGCTTTCGACCATCCAGTCTTCCATCTTTTCGTTTACGGCGTGGATGTCTTCGGCCTGTTCCTTCGCAACCTTAATGATCTTCTCGGTTCCTTCGTCACCGAAGCGTCCCTTTAAGTTTTGCACGGTTGCGTCATCGAGATCGTCGTGTACCAGCTTGTAGGTCAGGTCTTGAAACTCGAACGCCTCAAAATGTTTACCATCAGCTGGCTCGCCTTTTGGACGAGTGTTTCCACGCGCAGCATCGACGGCTTCTCTTGCAAACCGCGCAGCGTCTCTTGCTCTGTCGCCAACGGCTTGAACCGTTGCTGACTGGATGCCACCCGCTGCCTCTTCAAGTTCTAGTCGTAACTCTGAGTACCTACCACCGCCGCTGATGAAAGCATTTTCGAACTCCATCATGTAGTGAGACTTCCAGTCTTCAAACGCGAGGTGGGCTTCACCTTTGTTCATGCTGTCCAAAATCACACCGCCGGTATCGAACATCTTTTGTCCAAAGTCGCGAGCTTTTGCACTTTGAGCTAACAGAAAGCGACCAACGGGCGATACCCTTAAAAGTCTGTTTGCAGGAGACTTCACGACCTTACCAACGGTTCGTGCAGCCGCACTAACGGAACCGCCCACAGGACTTTCCTTGATGACTTCGAAGGTCTTCTTACCGCCTTTGACGACCGGCTGAATAACAGCCGACTCACTCACGCCCTTCCCGAACTGTGCAATGCCCATTCGAAACTGACTGTCTTTGCGAAGAGGGTTGTCTGGATTCTTTGGATGAAGGACGGACTTAGGATTTAAGACTTGTGCAAAGACACCGATGCCACCACCGATTGCCGTACCAATTCCGATATTCATAAAACTTTCGTCGGCGGTGCGGAGGTCTTGCTGCATATGCAATATGGTTTCTTGAGCGCCTGTCAGCGCACCACCAGCAAGAGCGATCTTGCCAACATTATAGACCATTTTGCCTTTAGCTATCGGACCACCCAGCGGCACCAACGTACCGATGTCGAGCAGACTAAGTCCCATGCCCAAGACAAAACCAAAGCCACTGCCGTTTTCAAGACGGCGCATGTCTTCCTGTTCTTCGAGCAAACGGGCAGCACGGTCTTTAAAATGCTGCTCGCTCATAGTGTCTTCGAACATGCCCCGGCGGATGAAAGGGTCCAACTGACTCAGCTGATCTCGATTGTCATTCCAGTATGCATAAGGATTAAACGAGCGATCATAGCTATAGTTATAGTAACTCGTATCGTCTCTGTTGATGCCATGTCGGAGTGTTGAGCCGATGACGGCTTCGCGCTGATAGATTAAACTCGCGGTTTCCCACGCATCAGGGTCGTCAGCTGGAGTGCTGACAGAGCCTAGCGGACCCTCACCAGTATTGATGAAATTCGTATAGTTATGCTGTTGGTCGGCTTGGTCATAATTGATCTCCAGTATGTCAGCCATCAGGTTGGCATCGGTCCTAAATCGATTTCAAATTTGGCACCGTCGTTTTCTTTCGATCCCCAAAGACCACCTATCCGACGTATTGATCCATATGGACCAACGTCTGGTCGTTCAGACCATTCTTTCCAGTTATTCCACTTATCCGAAAACGACGGGTTGTCTTTTTGTAACTTCTCAGCGTCGTTGAAATTAAACTGGTCAACAACAATTAGATGACCACGATCATCAATGCGATACCCAAACCGTCCTAGCGTTGTCTTGACGATGTATTCGTGTGCAAGGACGTGATCGTCCTCACTACCGAGAACTGCATTAGATATAAAGTTAAAAACTTCTGCATCAAATCGAACATCTTCTTGTCCGGCTTTATAGTCACCGTATTTAACACCACCTGACTTTTTCCGACCACTGCGTTTCATCGCGGCCAGTACGACAGTACGCATTGCGTTCTTTTCGCCGTCTGAAAAGTAGTCTTCAGTTCTGACGCTTTCCATATCAAAGCCCAGTAAATCAGACGCAAACGATCTAACATTCGATGGTATTATCGATGCCAACGGACTACCGCCACTGGCTTTTTTTAGACGTTCTTGAGCTGTAGTTTCAAAGTCCTGTGCAGTGGTTTGCTGTACATCTTCGCGACGAGGATTTTCTTTTGGGCGGGGCGCAAGACGACCTTGCTTCATCAGATCATCGCTGGACTTTAGGCTCCCAGCCTTTGCCGGACTGACGCCAAACAGACTTGCTATCGACCACTCACCACTTTCGTCGGCATGACCACCAGAGAACATCTCAGCTTCGGCAGCGCGGCGGTTATCGATACCTTTGATCTTGTGTGCGTTGGACCTGTTAACGATTTCATCGATGACCATCTTTTTATCACCGGCTCGAACGTGTTTGGTAAGATTAGGACCAATCAGTCCCGGATGGTTATAGGCAAGTGAAACGAGTGCAAGGCGTTCGTATCCTTTTAGATCGATGTCCGAGAACTTACTGCTAATCAACCGTTCTGCCGCACCAGCTGATGCTTCAAAAAGTATGCGGCCTTCACGCATTGTAAGCTGTGTATTACCATCACGCAGATTATCAAAGTCTTGATCAGTCCGCCGCAAAGCTCGTTTGTACAAGTCTCGATTTGTTGGCTCTTCTAAATTAAAACCAAAGCCGACAGTCCGTAAATTTCGACTGTCCTTGTAAACCTTCTCGCGCCAACCTTCGTGACCCTCACCAATAAACTCAAATCGTCTTTGCAGATAGTTTTGTTTCATCTCTTCGCTATCGTGAACGGCGGGGTTTGCAGACATAACTTTACTCATAATATTTTCTATAAAAGAAGGGGTTCCTTCCGGCTCTAGTTGGAAGTTCGTGACGTTTTGAGTCGGACTAATCAGGTCGCCTTGCTTCAGCTGTCCGCGAATAGCTTCATGTAGCTCGCGATTATATTCAGCCGGGTCTGTGATCGTCTGGAGATGCGACAGGTCTAGAGGGAAGTTTTTCTGTAGGGTCTCAAGGTTCATGCTAGTCATAAACGCCGTACTCACTTAGTTGTCGATATGTCTCCATCGTATTGAATGTCTCGCGCTGTCCTATATGTTTCTTCAGTCCTTCGGGTACAGGACGACCTCCATGGATACGAGCGCGTAGCTGTTTGACCGAAATATAATCGTCTGAAAAGTTCGTGTGTCTCGGACCAATCGCTAAGTTATACCCAACGATTTGACCACCGGATTTTCTAGGCACAAGCGTGAAATGAGGCGGCAGATACTTTTCGGCTAACACCCTGTCTTGAGCTAGGTCGCCCGTGAACTTGAGTTTTTGTTCAACATTTTTCGAAAGACTACCTGTAGCAAATAAAGACTTTATTCGCATTGCTTCAATGTCAAAAAGCCCCAGCTCTTCACCCGCTGCGTCATGCGTCGGGTATGTTCGATACTCTGCGCCGATATCCAGTTGGAATGGCATCCGCCCGTGTGAGTGTGCGTTGTCCATGACATACCGAAGGTTCGTGCCGGGAACGACGGTGTTGACGTTAATGCTTAAATCACCAGCTTCTATTTTGGTTCCATCGTCTCTCGTTAAATTTAGGAGACCTTGGTTGACCAGTTCAATATCTCTCTCCATCGTATCAAGAGGGTTTTCTACTCGACCTTCCGCATTCAGTTCCTCGTGAACGAGGTTCGCTCTTCTTTCCACAGGACGTTCGTCGTCTGCCCGTGGCGCAGCGGCGGTCTCTAAGGCCAACAAGTTATTCCCACCGGGAACGACAAGACCTTTCATGCGAGCAGCGACAGTCTTGCGAAGATCATCTTTAGTGATGTGTTCGCCGTTCGCTGCATAGTGATTAATCGCTACGTCCTTGGCGATGCCCAATGCAACCCGTTCAGCTTCTGCCGAGAAACGATAGTCTTTCTCGAAAAACCATGCGTCTTTTCCGACAGTCATTTCGGCTAGGTTGTCACCAGTTCCAAAAGTGTAACCGAACAATTCTGCATTTGTAGCTGATGGTAGGTCTGCTTTTTTAATGCCAGACATGTCAATTCCAAGCGCATAGCGTAATAGACTACCATCTTCTGAGTACAACTCACGGGCAGCTTGTTGATCAGCATTATTAACGCCCGGTTGGGGTGCCTGATCCGAACCTGTAAAGGCAGCATCGTAAGCATTCAGTGCCGCTGGATGATCTGCGAAATGCTTTTTTAGCATGTTTCCGCGAGGGTCCAGCGTCTTCAAGATTTTCCGTGTGTTCTTAGTTACTTCCGCGTCTCTCGAAGTCAGGCCGCGCTTCAGCATGTCTATGGCTGGCTGTGGTAGCGATTGATATTTCTTTTGCCACATCGCCATACCACTCCCAAAGTCTGACGCTTTCGTTGGGTCTTTGATGTAGTCCATCTCTTCGACTACGTCCGTCATAGTTTGGTCTAGCTCTGCCTGTGTAAATTTTGGGCGATAGCTCAAGTCTTTCATAGCTCTAAAGGCTTGGTTCATATTGACGTTCTTGGTCACTAGCTTTTGCAGCGCTGCACTCACAGCGATTTTATGAGATGCTGCCAATTGTCGCGGAACGCCATTGGTGTTGTCTAATGACGTTGCGGTTTGCATGGCGTGTGCGAGGGCGACTAGTTTAGCTGTACGCTCTGGTGAGGTTCTTTCTGACATTGCGTTCGCAGTAGCAAGATTTGCTGTATGTTTAGTTACAAGCTCACTACCAAGCAAAGTCTGATGCTTTCGGTGTGCGGTAGAAAGGTTCTGTGAGTGGACGCTCATCTGTTGTGGAAAGAGTTCCATTAGCGATGGAGTAGTGACGCCATCACTATCGACATGTGGTTCATGTAAAAACCGATTGAGCGCTAAAGCTGTTTGCTTATTCTTTTTTGCAGCATCCATCCAAACCGAAATGACTGCACTTTTTGCCTCTCCCATCGTTTTATTTTTACCAGCCGGTGACTCTAGATATTGAGTGACACTAGAGACCAAACCGTCATGGTTGATTCCATCGGCATTAAGTGCGCGGGTGTAGATTGATCTCTGAATGACAGTATTGAGCTTGTCATGCGTTCTTTTGACAACGTCTTGATCGTTTAGGAATTTAAGAGCGCCCGCTTTTTCTTCCCAATGTCGATACATCGCTGCGTCGTGGTAGACGTTTCCAGTGCCATCTTTGAATTGCTGGTTCCAAAAGTTCTGTGCGAACGCATCGTAATTCTCAGGTGATATATTCTGACGCTGTCGTTCGACCTGTAGCTGATCTATCAGACGTTCTCCATTAAGGAGACCCAGAGAATGGGAAAAGCTCTCAGTGTAGCTAGAACGCTGGGAGACATCTAACGGCTCCATTTGACCATCAGCATTCTTGACCATCACCGAGGTTGGCATTTGTGCTAATTGTTCAGAATTAGATGAACCTCTGGTTCCTCTGTAAACCCTTTGTGCGTCCGTATATGCCATTCGCTTGAGCGTATCGTTCTCTTTGGTAATTCTTTGTTTTTCGACGGCATTGTATGCGTCAGTTGTCATCTGAACTGCGTTGTTTATCTGACCAAAGAAATTACTAAACGCGGATGTCATGTCTCCAGCGCCGGGATCGATACCACGCATGGCACCTACGAACTCTGGAACGGCATGGGGGATGTTCGTTTGTTTCTGAACGCGAGGACTAGAGTTGATGCCCGCTGTTAAATTTGTTCGGTTTCTTGAAAACTCTGCCATGCTCTACTTCTTCATCGCGTTTATCATCATGCGATCCTTATTTGCGCTGGCCGCGACTTGTAGGGTTGAACCAATAGCGCTTAGTGTCGCACTATTTGACGCCGCGTTTGCACGAACCATTGTGTTCTGTGCGTTGTTTTTCGCGATAGTCACAGCGTTCGTATAGCCCTGCGATGCCGCTGCCTTTCCGGCGCGTTGAGCGTCGATCTGCTTGTCCACATTTTCTGTGATTCGAACAAGATCAGCGGAATTCTGGTACTGGTTTTCGAAGAACAGATTTCCTAGTGAACCCTCACTCAACGCTGTTTCTCCTGCACGTAGTGTTCCTAACTCCTCGTTTGCCTCTCGAATCAGATCGGCCTTGTCTTCAATTTCTTTTTCTTGGCTTTCTGCAATCTGACGATTCGCTTCGGCAAACTCAGCCTGTGCCTTTGCCTCCGCAGCTGCATATTCGGCTCGCGCTTGTTCAGCGGCGATTTTAGCTTGTTGTTCAGCTTGCCGCTGGGCCATCATCATTTGCATACCGCCCATCGCGGCTGAGACGCCAATAGAGATAGCCATCATTGTTGCAGTACCGGCCATTATGAGACCTCCCCGGCAAATGATGTCTGTAGATGGCTTAGGCCCATACGTTCATATATTTTCTGGAGTGGCTTTGGACTGTTGGTCATCCGGTGGAAAACACACAGATCACATTTTTGATTTTTGATAAACTTATGCAGGGTACGCAGCAACTTTAAGCCAACACGCGGATGCGCTGACGCATCAGCCCACCAGAAAAGCTCATCAGCTGCCGTGCGTGTGTAGTCGAAAATGTATGGCGTGATGAGGACACCAGTTCCGCCAACGCATTCATCATCTTGATATGCCAGAAAGATGGTTACACTTGGCAAGTTGATCATACCATCGACAGCGGCTTCTAAGTTGTTTCGACCTTCCTCCGACCGAACATCAGGCATGATATCTGGTCGTCCTATGTGTTCGGCAAAGTGGGCAGCGCCACGTTTGATGTCGTTGACGTGCCGAGGGTTTTTGGGATTGGCTTTTATAATCATTCAGCCCTCGTTATCTCGTTGAAGAAACCAGAGTAGTCGATACTCGTGATTGTCATTGGTTTCTCCGTTGGATTTTCAATTTTAATTGTAGCTGTTGCAGCTTCAGTTTGAATCGGAATGCTGAACGAACCGTGGTCGCTGATAGCAGCTGCACCGATGACGTTGTCCGCCGAACCAATTAAACGACCATTGAACGTAAAGATTTGTTCGTCTCGAAAGGCGGGTGTGATCTTCACATTGAAGAACCCGGTGTGTTGAAAGTTCACTTGAATGCGCTTCAGTTGGAAGCGGCCTGATGTGATCGTTCGTTGTGTGTTTGATGCTTCGCGCACGAACAGTTTACTGAGCTGTACTGTTTGCGTGAAGGGATGACCAACGATTGCTACACCACCAGATAGGTTCCCACTGGCGCGAATGGTCGTCGTCGTGGGGTAGGTCACCGTCAGTCGTTCGCCAACTTGTCCGGCTGGGAAGTCTGTCGATAAAACAACAGCCGCTGTCGATCTATGGAGATATGGAGTGGTCCATGTAGTCGTATCAGACGCACTGTCAAAAACGCCGGTCAGCGCGACTTGCTGATCTAGGCAGATTTGATACGGGTGTTTGTCAGCCGACAGCTCATACCGTAGCTCTGATTTCTCAAGGAACGTTTGAGTTCCTCTCGTCACCATCAGATACAACACGCCCTCGATGACATGCATCCAATGTATGTGCGTGTCGGTGCCGCCGTAATCCCAACAATGCCACGCCGACTGAGCTTTCTTCTCGGCCTCGATGTACATCTTATAACAGTAGATTCGAGACGTGTCTGTGGACGACAATAGAAACAAAAGGTCGTTCGTTGGATCACCGGACATTCGAATGACGGGTGCTGGCACGTAGCCTAACGCATGTAGCGTGATGTCGCTGGCGGTATTCGACAGTGTCTCGTCGTCATATTTATACTCGTAGATCAGCGCGTCCCGTCCGGACTTAGCTGCGAAATACAACGTGTTTCCCAGATTGAATGGTCGGCAGAGGACTTCTGTCAGATAGGTCGTTGTTAGATCGACTGTTGCATTTTCGGCAATCAGGGTTGTGTCGCCGGACACTTCAAATTGATTCTTATCGCTTGTCAGGAAGAGAGCTTTCCGAAACGGGTGGGCATGTTTCAATAGGTTCACTTCAGCGGCACTGGCCGTTAAACCAAATCCGTCACTGTCGAGCGACTGTGTCGAAAAGTCCGGCCAGAACGTGAAGTACTTACCGCTCTGCGAAAAGAAAACGGTCTCGCCCGCGACGACCCCTAATCGATTCCGATGGAACACCACCGATTCAATTTGGTTGTCTACGAAATCAGGTGGTGGAGCGGTGTCAACATCACCAGCCAGCCGACCGGCATAAGTACCTTTTTTGAAAATAAATGTCCCGTCCGCTTGACGATCTAGCCAATGCGGCATCGTCGTGTCCGTATAGTCATTTTTGGCGTATGGATCAGCGGACTCAACCCAACCACCATCAGCGTTGCTAAATTTAGCCCAATAGCCCAACTCGTTTCCGTCTATTGTCGCTCCAACACGAACGAGATATCCGTCAGGCGCGACCGGAGGTAGGTGCGTTCTTTTCGCCACGTTTTGACGCATTGTGATAGGACCATAGGTGTCGTCTGTGCCGGTGTGTCCTATTGTAAATGTCGTTGCGTTTTCGATGATCAGCGTTGTGTCATCGCGAGTAATCGTAAAGCCGGTGGGTAAACTAATGTTACTGACGATGTTTGATGCTATACCCGTCGCTGACAATGCGCTGCCGCTGTATGTCCAAACGTTGCTACCGTTAATTTGAATTGCGTAGCTTGTATCGTTATTTGTTGTCTTGCAGTAGATCAGCGCTTGGAAGGGGTTCTCAACATACGTTGAGTTTGCCATTGTCACCGTGATGGTGTTGTTAGCGATGACCGTTCGGTCAGCGATGGTGACAGCTGAAAAACTTGCGGCGGGGTCTGATGCTGTAAGATACGTTTTGCCATCTGGAAATGTGACGGTTTTCTCGACACCGTCCAAGTCGTAGACTTTTAGATCACCTCCCTTCACGCAAATAATGTACTTTTCAGCGGCATCTCTGGCGTAACTATAGATAAAAGGTTTGTCTGATGCGCCTGTGATAAACGTGTTTTGTGCAATGTGTCTGGTTGCTGGTCGACTTTCGAATCCACCAGTAACAACTGACATTAGTACGTTAGTAGCTTCTTGAACCTGTCCCGGCAATCGAACAGCGTCAGGCTGTCGAGATACGCCCTGATAGAGCGTCTTGATCGATTGTTCGAGAAGCGTCATCGACCAGCCAAGACATGATTCCGGTAGGTCGCATAAAAGCAGTGGGCGTTGTCGAGCAGTATATTGCTGTCTTCATTCTCGCATTCGCTGTCCATAAGAGCGGCATACGCTTCCATCTCAGCTCGGACTGTAAAGTTGTCTAGAGCCACTGACTGCATTTGCGCTTCTTGGAATTTTCTAGCTGATCGGTATGCGATATAATTGGAAAGTTCTAACGTAAGGTCTTCGAAATCTAGTAACAAAATGACATCGCAATAGAGGTCAGTTGTGAACTCATAGCTCTGATTGATTACATCATAGAGCATAGCCTGATTGTTTAGTTTTCGAACGCTGACGTTTGTGGCCTTCGAGGATCGTGTTGTATCAACCCGAAGGTAAGTAGCTGGCACCAAGACATGACTGTCAGTGTCTGGGATTAGTTTTAAGTTTTTCTCCGTATTCTGATGCCAGCCTTTTGACAAAACAGTTTTGTGGATTTCATTTAGTTTTGTCTCGGCAGCTTCGGCATCAGGTAGGCCAGATTGAAGACTGGAGACGGGAGTCTCCCCGATGGAATCGAGGATAATATTGACGGCCTCAAGTTTCGATAGACCCATGGGTTCCTCACAAAATTAGGAGTACCGGAGGGTGCAATCAAGCACCCCCCAGTCTCACGGTTAGGCAGACTTCGCGACGTAAGCCATTTCGGGGCGGAGAATTCCGGACCCAACAAACATCTTACTGACGAGAAAATCTTCAAGTCGGCGCACGTCCCGTTCGGTCTCCATCGAGATGTCCATCATTTTGACGGTCGCGACAGCCATAGGGCACCACATTACCATTGCGGTGTTCGAGAAGTTGGCGCGATATTTCGAGAAGACAGCCGTGTTTGACGAGTCATTTGCGGTCGGTATGTGGCGAGATTTAACAACGGTTACACCGTCGATGTTCATCGTCTCGGCACGGCCATCAATACCACCAGCACCACCATGTCCAAAATCTCTATTTAGAACGAGATAGTTGTTGGTGGAATCCTTGCTGTATTTGATGGCGTCAAATACTTCGACGCTGACAGCCGCATATCGGGGCGTGTCATCGGGGATGTCTTTGTTGAACAACGCAATGTTAGCCGTGCGGATTGCCTCGATGTAGGCCACACCACTATAGACACCGGACGAAGCCGCGAGGTCCGTATCGGTGACGGTTGTACCACCGGGGAACGGTGATGCAGCCGCTTGCGCTGCCGACAAAACGATTTGCCGGAAGACGTTTTGATCGAACACTTTCGCAAGTGCGCGACCCATTTCTTTTGCGATGATCGAGCGCATGTCCCAGTGGCTGAGAATGCGGTCGAGATCAGCGATTGCGTAGTGACTGACTAAGATGTCATCAACTGTCACCACTTGCTCGCTGGTACTGAGGTCATTTCCTAGCAGTTCAGTGCCGGGCGTATGATACTCAGCCGCTGCTTTCCAAGTTTTCGGAAAACGGAAGGACTTCGCGCCACCCGCTACGGATTTTACGAAGTGTTTGTCCAGAGTTACGGTAGAGGAATCGAACGCGGTCAGAACTTCGCCACCAAAGACGGAAAGCCAAAGTTCACGATTGTCGACCGGAGACGATGCTCCTTTACCAAAACGAACTGGACTACTGGCGTCACCTGTTGCCATTAGTTTTTCTCCAGATAAAAGTTAAGGTTTGATTGCCGTTCGCCGCATCGTCCGATTGTCAGCCGTAGCCGGGTCACACTTTTGGTTTGGGCAGAAGTCCCCCATAAAAAGGGGGCGGAAGCAGCTCGCAGTGCTACTTCCGCCAGTGAGTGCAGAGGGAGAGGCTGCACATCATTCAAAATTGTTAACGGTGTCCAAGTCCCATGTAGCGTTTTGCATCTTTTGCATAACGGTTTGCCGGAATGCTGCATCAGTCGAATACTGAGGGCTCGACATATCGGCCTTCATCTCGCCCTTCGAGCGATAACCAATAGCAGCGTTAGTGACCACTTGATCACCTTGGATAAATTTAGGTTCGGTCTGAGAGGCCGATGGTCCCATTCTGGATTTGATTGCATCCATAGCGAGACGCCAGTCAGAGCCGTTAAGCATACGGTTGATGCCTTCGACTTCTGTCGGCTGCATATTTTCAGCGGCCCAGTTAGACATTTTTGTCCACTGTTCCTCGCCGCCAACATAGTTAAAGGCGTCACGTCGCTCGCCTTGAATTCGGTACTGAAGGTTCTCCACGTACCGGCGCGACATTTCTTCTGGTATACCAACTTTCTTGAGTGCCAGATAGTCGTCGTCAGACAGGTCTTCGTTGTTCCGGAGTTTTTCCTCTAGCGCCTCTGGGTTAAGGCCCGCTTGAGATATGATATCAAGTGCGGCGTCGTCGTCTGCCGTTTGCTTCTTGATCTCCAGTTTCTCGATTTCATTGTCATCAGCTGTTTCTTCCGGTTTCTGGCGTCCCGACAGATTAAACTGAAGTTCTTTGGCGTGACTTTCCCAGTCGTAAGCGCCGGTCTCGGCATTATAGAATTTCTCCTGACCACTCTCTGGCATCGTGGGGATTGGCGCTTGTTCCTGCACGTCATTATCTGGCGGAACTGGGTTGTTAAACTTATCTGCCATCTGTGCGTTGTATTCGTCAGAACCGGGAATGGGGTCTTGAGCCGTGTCTGCAATTAGCTCGCTCATCAATAGTCACCTTCTTGTGGTTGCTGTTGTTGTGCGCTCGCTGCCATTTGACCGGCAGCTTGTTGCGCGAGTGCCTGTCCACCAGCGGACATAGCGTCTTGACCAGCTGCCATCATGGCTTGCTGTTGTTGCATCTCCTGCATCTCTTGGTCTGACCGGACGGCATCCGGCAAGTTTAGCCCATAGAATGCTTTTCCAAGGAGTTCGTTCCATTTCACGTATGCGAGAACGTCCGGTGGCATCCCTTGCAAGAACTGAAGTGCCGACTGAACTCGACCGACATCTGCCTCTCGGCCCAGCGCTTCGAGACCTGTCAGGATCGTCGGCTCAATCATGCCTTCCGGCCAGTCTGGTAGCATCTCTAGCTCTTTCATCTGACCAATGAGGCGCGTCAGACGTTTTAGCTGCATCGTCTGGTTCAGCTGGGAAAAGACGCCCCCGAGGCTTCCCTCCAATTCCTCCTGAGCCCTTTGGACTTCGTATGCGGTCGTTCTCTCCGAGTCTCTAACAGTCGCACTTCCCAATAGGAAAGCCTGACCGACCTCGCGGGACTGACGATCTAATTCGGCAGCGGTCAGCTGTAGACCGGCTTGGTTCTGGAATTGCACCATCGCGATGTCTTCGGGATTACCGACGATGATCTCGCCGTTATCTGCTCGTGCTAATCGCCGTCTTAGGTTAAGTCCACCAGCTGCATTCGGTCGGATCATCGTGACGTTTCGCGAGGCCATCGCTGCACCATCGAGCATCGATTTGCTCAGTGCATCGACACCTTTGAAATCGGGGAGATGCTCTTCAACTTTACCTCGCCCGTAATCCTCACCGATTACGCTAGTCCACGTCAGCGCATTGTATGGCGAAAAGTCGTAATAGCCTTCGCTGTTTGGTACTTTTTGTTCATTTACTTCCTGACAAACATACCAGCGACCGTCAGTTGTCTTGCGACTGTGCGTAAGCACTTGGACTCGATCTGCACTATAGTCTTCCGCCGTCACCATCCCTTTGATGTCGTCGGGTAAACTCTCCGGTGACAGCCACTCAGACGTGATGATCTCTCGTACACGTCCCTGCATGTCGCGACTGACGACGTACTGATCTAAGCGAAACACCCTGATCGTATTGTCAGGCTGCATCATCTCCAGCGCATTGCCGGTAACGATTAGATACTGAAGGATAAGATTGGTGACGGGGCGCCATTCCTTGCGCTCGATCTCTGATTGGATCAGCTGCTCAGACAGGATCAGACCCTGTTCGACATTTGTGTCGACATCCATCGTCCCGGTCTTGATGCGAACTTCCGCCGGTACATCGAGTTTAAACGAGGGTTTTCCCGGCGGGTACATCGCGACCATCAGTCTTGAGGCCAGAGACACAACGGCTCTAGCACCAAGACCCTGATATGGTTCGGGTAGAAGATGAGAACCAGTATGGCCTTCC